TGTACTCGGTTCTTCCATGTAACCGTACCATCATTGCGATATATTCTCCATTGATAATCTGGCCAATTTATCCATCCTTCAGCGTTTACATTCCAGCCCCATTGTTGCATATGATCTTGAGTCATACCTTCTACTGTATTAACTCTAGGAACTAAATATACATCAACATCTGGATTATCTTCTAAAATTAAAGGTAAAGATTCTAATATCGGGGTACATGGAATTTCATCGGCATCAATTTGAAAAATATAATCTCCTTCGCATTGCATAGTAAGATGATTTTTAAATGCAGCGAAATCATCGTTTAATGGACAAAATATAACTCGAATATTGCCTTGCTCATTATGTTTCATAATGTATCCAAAGACTTCTCGTTTAGTTGCTGGACAATCTTTTAAATCATCTAAATTCAAATCCATTTGAACTACGATTTCATCTTGCGGTCTTTTATGTTCTAAAAGAAATGTAATGAGCCGTTGAATTTCAATGAACTCATTACATACAGTAACTGCATAACTTATTTTCATGCCTCAATCTTTTTTAATTTTGGCAATGTAATCTTAGGAGTATCAGTTACCGTTTTCTTTAACTTAGGAAGTTGTAATTGAACTTGTTGCGGAACTGATTGTAAAGATCCATCGATAATTCCAAATACTTGTTTATATGTTTCAGAAATTGTAACTTTTGTAAAATTTGAATTAACAAAGTAACGCTGCCGTTTAGCTAATTCTATCCATTTTTTATAGTTCTTTTTAATATCTTGAAACATTTTACTAGCATGATTATAATCCGGTGTAAACCATTTTGCATCTTTGATTAAAAATGGATTTTGAGCACTACCGTGTATTGGAGTTAATCCTCCTAGAAGTTCACATACAAAATCTTTTTTAAGAAAATCAGCTTGACCTGAATAACAAGGAGCCATTATAGGTTTGCCTGTTGTTGAAAACTCTAACAACGGACGTCCGAAGCCTTCTGCTTTAGTAAATGATACCATTGCTTTTATTTTAGGATGATTGTACATAGCGTTCATTTCATCATCTGTTAGATCTCCGTGTATTAAATATACATTTGGTAATTTAGCAGTTCCGAACATTTCTCGAATTTGGCAGATCTTGTTTTCAATCTCCATTCGATCTGGTATACTATATGTAGCTCCACTAGATTTTAATACTAATGCTGGTTGTTCTTTTGTGTTTTTAAATGTATTAAAGAAACAGTGTATGAGTCCTGATATATTTTTACGATCTTCTCCAACCATGCCACTTAACCAATGCCCAACTGCTAAGAATGCAAAAGATTCTTTAATATCATTTAAATGCGGAATTAATGTAGTTGCATTGGTTGCTGATTCATTTGTGCTTGAATATACAGTTTCATCAAAGTATTCTGGTACTACTTGTATATTTGTTGTTATTGTTAAATTATGTTTGGTAGCAGTATTTTCAAATACTGTTTTAGTAAATTGGCTCGGAACAATAACTAATTGCATTTTATTCAAATTGTCAATCCATTCTTTAGGACAAATATCGCCTTCAGTTCCAGCTGTTACTCCTACATTATATTTACCGACTGATTGCAATTCATTAGGTACTGAAATTTGAATCCAGATATCTGGTTGGGTTGTTAATGGCAATGGTATAATACGGCGGTGTATATCTGCAGATATCGGATATGTCATTGGAGTGTTACCCCATGGCAAAGAAACTAATTTAATATCCCATTCACTGCCTCGCTGCTCAATTATATTATTAATAACTTCTCTGGCATGATGTCCGTACCCCGACTGTGTGGCTACTGGCGATGCTATAACTACTGTTCTCATTATTCTACTATTCCTGTTTGTTCATAAACTCGTTCTTCTACTTTATGCATTGTGAATGATGGTCTTGATTCTAGATTTGAATTAAATAAATAATTAAACATTTCAATCATTTTGTTACCCATTGATTCTGCCGTTAATCCGTTGTCAAAACAAAAACTACGACCCATCATTCCATACACCGTTCTTGTTGCTATATCCATTTCATACCAATACATGATAGCATCTGCTACATCTTCAAAGTTAACTCGATCATCAAAGATATATGGGGTAGCCGGAGATCCTTGTAGAGACCTATTAGTTGGAAATACTGGTTTTGCCCAATGTCCATGATTTTTAAATCTACCTCGATGGTTGGTTGAAAACTTACCATCAAATCGTATCCATTCTCCAGATTCATCAGTAAAGCCGCATTGATCTTGTAATCCGCCAGTAACATTGTTAATGATAGGGGTACCTGATAACATTGCTTCTGTCGAACTAAGTCCCCAACCTTCATTGCTAGCAATGTTAACAACTACATCCGCAACATTATACATTGCGTTAAGATCTTTAGCAGCTAATTTTTGTTCTGAAAAAATTATTTTACAATTAGGTGCTAAAACTTTAGATACCGCACGTAAATCTGTACCATTTTCATCAATAGCTTGTGTATGCATTAACAATGCAACTTTGCTTTGTTTTTCTTTAGGTAACCGATCCACAAAGTGTTTGAATGCTAATATTAAATCACCTGGCTGTTTTCTCCGTATATTTCGATTATTCCACATTACAACAAAATCTACATTGTTTCTAGTTTTAACTTGTTCAAATAATCGTTTATAATCTTCACTATCTTTATCGATAGGAGTAAATATGTTATGATTTAATCCGTGAGGAACAAATCCGGTAACTACATCATTCCATTTAATATCGGTAGGAGTAGAGTCTTTGTCATAATCTACAACACCAAATCCGTTCTGTTTAAGCACTTCTCTGTGAATATTGTCAGATTGCTTACTGATACCCATAATCATATCACAACTACCGTAAAATGGTGCATTCCACATAGGATACGGAAGATCATCCCAAATAGAATAATATGTAATTGGAATATTGTATGTAGTTTTAATTTCATGTTCTAAAGCATATAACCATGTCCAATAACGAGGATCTGTGAAATGAAGAATTGCGTCCGGACGTTCTTGTGTTAGAATTGAAAATAAAATGTTTCTATCGCCATACCCATCCCATGGAATCAATTTTACGGATGCATCAGCTACACCAGTTTCTCGTATAATTTCTTGTGATAGATCAAATGCCTTTCCAGCATCTGGATGTTTAATTGCGGCACCCAACTGCACCCAATCAAATTCTTTAACAGTATTTAAAATGATTTCTTTGCTAACCGTTCCTATGCCAGATGGAAGGCGAAAATCATCTGCTAACAATAAAATTTTCTTTTTTGCTGGCTTGTTTGGATCGATTTTTTTTAACTTTGGTAACTGCATTTATTATTCCTTATAACTTTATTATAAATATGTTTTAACCTAAAATAACCACTGGTTTATTCAGTTTTTTAGTTCCATTATATGCGGTTTTCAGTACTGGGTCCAATGCTGTTTCATTTGTTAGAATCATCATGTAATCACAGTTTTGTGCTATTAGTTTCATGCGATGATGTAACTGACTAAAATGATACTGCTTTCCGTAATATGATTCTGGCATAGCAGAATATAAATTATATCCTGAAAACGAAGGATTGTATTCTTTATACGTGATTCCAAATTCCAATGCATATTTTCTAACCATACTATTTGCGCCTTCTGTTCCCCCGGCGCCTATTACTACTAATTCATCAGTAAATCTGCGTTTTAATTCTTGCAGAGTTTGTTGAACTTTTCTTTTATTTTGCCAACCTGTATTTCCTATAACTGCTACTCTTATCATTTTGTTTTTTCATACAAAAATTTAACACCTTTAGGTAAATGCCCATATACTAACCGAAGCATTGATTCTAACATGTTTCGATTTGTTTTGCAATTAGGATTGTCAATATCAGTTAACAATGTGTACTCACATTTCTCCCAGCCGGTAAATGGAGCTCGTTTTTGAAGCTCGAATCCGTATACATATGTATGTTTATGTTTAAACTTAATCATACTATATTATAATGAATTATCTACTCGAATCCTATTTTCTTTAGGACAATTTGCATAATCAGTTTTGAATGGACAATACTTGCAGTTTTTATCACCCTTACCGGCGATTGCTTTATATTGTTGATCTGTTAACTTATTCCCGGCTGCATCAAAGCAATGTTCTATGAAACTATCGATATGCTTTTGCACTTTACGTTGTGTTACCGTTCCAGCAGCTGGTCGTAACATTTGTATACGCTTCTGAGGAAACATTGAGTCTTCAATTAGTTTTCTTTTAACAATAAAGAACTCTACTATAATATTTTCTTTAGGGACTCCAAACTGTCGAGAAAAGTAATTCTTATAGGCAACTAGTTGTGCCATTTTTAATGCGTCTGATTTTTGATATTTATTCCATCCACTACGACTCGTTTTAATGTCATAAATATAAATAGTATTGCTAGGAATGTGCCGAATAACTAAATCAATGAATCCATACCAATAAACAGAAGGATTTGTTTCCGATGCTGGTTCACATAGTTCCATTTCAATAGCAACTAATTCATAATCTTTAGTTGAGAAATATTGTTTGCGTCGTTTCTTGAACCAATCTAATATAGCAACACCATCTTCCAAATATTCTGCCATTTGCAAAGGATTAGAAAAATGTTCGCCGTTACTATTTGCTACATTGTTTGCATATTCTTCTCGCATCTTATTCGTTAAGATACTTCGAAGATCCAATGCATCAGCTCGCTTAACTGAATCTGTATACATTACTGTTAAATAATGCTGAAAGGTTTCATGGAATGCTGTTCCGAAACATGTGTCTATGCTAGATTGAAATGGAGCCAATCCGTCAATATAAGAAAGTTTCCATTGCATCGGACATTTAGCAAACATGGACCATTGCGAATATGATATTCTACGAGGTACCGAGTCTGCTTCTCGCAATGATAATTTATATACAGGATTAATATAGTTTCCAGATTTCATACCTTAAATATATGAAAAATATCATTATAAACCAACCAAACAGTAAAAAAGTGCAACCGTTAATAGATTGCACTTTGTATATTAATTTAAACTTTTTTAAATCCGTTTAACTTGCCGTTTCCACCAACTGCATAAACACGATTAAGACCTCGTCGTGTACCGCGAGTTTTAAACGATGTTTTTAAAAATTCAATATCGGATAATTCAACACGTTTTTTGGAATTATCAACAGCAACTACGGTACCGCGGCCAACTGGAATATTTAGATTTGTTTCATATGCTTCTAATACGTCACCAACATTAACTGTACTTAAATCTAATTGAAGTCCTTTTTTATAACGAATCGTTTTAGGTTGTGGTGGTCTAGCACCACTACCTAGGGAAGTTCCAAATTGTTCATCTAAATTTTTAGTACCAAATCTACGCATATTTTCTGCGAGTAAATTGTTTAATTTAATATTTGCCATCGTTAAATATCCTTATTTACTAATAAATATACGCAAAAAAAAATCATTCTGTTAAATCCAACCAATGATCTGGAATATCTACTTCTGGGAACATTGTTTGTGTGTGTTGTTGTTCCTGCAGATATATATCAATTAAATCTTTAGTTTTCTGTAAATCTTGTTGAAACGATCCTTTATGTCGGCAACGTACAATACGTTTAATGATATCAAATTCATATGCATTAAGTTGCCATTCCTCTGCAAACTTATACAGACTATCGTTACCTTTATAATGCGATTGAGTATTTACGCTCATTTTTTAACTCCTTTTAACATGGTTTTGATTTCTTTTTCTGCATATCCATATAATGACAGCAGATGAGTGCATTGATCCTGATCCATTAGTTCTACGTACTCTGTTGCTTCCGAACAACTAACTTGATAATGTTCAGCAACTTGAGAAATTAGTTTGTCTGAAAACTTATCTTCTTTTTTACCTTTAATATACTTTGCAAACACTTTGTTGTTTGGAAGCAATTCATGATATAATTGATAAGTTTGTTGTGGTCGTAACACTCCGATTGTATAAACTTGTAACTCATTGATAAATTCAACTAAATCCTGCCGCATTGATAACCAGCGATTAACAATAAACGGTGAAAATGCTTTTTGATCAGTTTCACTCCATTTATTCCACGATTTCTTTTTGCTTGTTACGCCTTCGATAAAATCAAAGATTGATGCACCCTT